TAATACCTTCCCTTTCATCTTGAAGTCGTAGGTATCCTTGAAAGGAGTACTATGATTGAGCTGGATGCCGTTTGGGACAACCCGAGATTTGTTAAAATCAACGGAAGGACCACTCGCGTGCCATTTGGCGTTGAGATGGAACCTAAGTTGTTATCCTTTTTGCGCCGTTGGATTAGATGCTCCGGGAAGCAGTTCGCAGCCAAAAGAATGAAAGCACTTAAAATATGGTGTTTACATATCTTGGCCGGTGAAGCTACTTACAAGGAATCCTGGTTCAGCTATAAATCCTACAAAGGCTACCTTATACCAAAGCTTGAATTATTTGAATACTTAGTAGATAACCTTCATAACTTAAAAGTTATTAGGCTAATTCTATGTGTACTCAATTCATACAAGTTAGTGATGTTGGGTGAGCCTTCTTTGGAATCAATAATGGAGGTGCCACGATCTAAACCAAGTGATCCATACATCCCTCACTTACGACGGTATGTTAGACTTCCTCAGGTACCCTCTTTTGCTTTAGAGCGTACAGAGTCTGTCTCTACCAGAACTAAGTATTGTGATGATTTTGGAGGAACGTTTTCAGGACCCTTTGGTTCTAAGGATGAAGATCTGAATGCAGAACTTGCCTTAGTCTTTAGGGAAATGAACTCGGACCCATATTGCTTGGGTAAAGTGGTTCCAATTCCAGACAAAGGAAAGTACCGTAATATATTAATAGGAAACTCTGCTCTCCAATTGAAGACCAAGAAATTGGCCGATTGGTTGAGAAAGTTTCTCTGGGAACAACCGCAGATCGCATCCGGTAATCAGAAAAGAATGTCTGACTTCTGTATTGAATCCCTTAAGGGAAATAAATACATGATGTCGATAGATCTATCTGAAGCTACAGATCGATTATCTGTCGATCTCCAGATAAAACTATTAACCTCGATGGGGGTCCCTCCTGAGTTTCTTTCCTTCCTTGTTCGTCTACCCTTCTATTACGACGCTAAAGCGTTTGGTAAGGAAGGAGGTAGGTTACAAGGCAGGTACTCAAATGGACAACCCATGGGATTGTTTATATCCTTTCCAATGTTCGAGTTAGCACACTTCGTTATCCTTAAATTCAGTTGTGCGGGTTTTAACGCCGACTTCCGAATTTGTGGTGATGATGTTGTGATAGCTTGTGATAAACCAGAGACTGGTGACATCATTTATAAAAGATATTCCAACCTTATAGAAAGGTTTGGAGGTCTTATCTCAAAAGGAAAGACCATGATGTCGACTAAGTTTGCCGAAGGAGTGGGTGCTTTATTCCTAAAGGGAATACCTAAGGAAATTCGTATCCCTAGTGGAAAGCTTTCCACACTTGAGGCCTTCGCTCCCTTTACTTGGGTGTACCGGGAAATAGTCCGTGAAACGCCGATCGGCAGGGCTCTCATGTTTTCTTGGTTGTCAACCAAGTTATTCAAGAGATATACCTACGACCAAAGACGAAGCATGAACGAATTCATGGTAACATCTGACCTGAGTGATTGGAGCATTGAAGCTCTTAGGTCACTATCTAAACCAGATCATATGCCTACAGAGTATTACATATTTGATGAAACCTATTATTCTTTCTGGAGGAATACTCCTGCAG